ACGACTTCTATTAATTCATGCCGTATTTTTATTCTTTTAGCTCTCATGCTATCTGGTGTTATTTTAATTTTTAATAAAATCAAATAGATAATCAAAACACATACTGTATATTGTTCCAGTGTTTATTGACGTTTTCGTATTTGTGCATCAAACTGTGGGGTACACGGTGGGGTACTCAAAATGATGACTGGTGTATGAACTAACTTTTTTAATTATCTTATAACCAATTGATATTATTTAATTAAGTACTCAAAATGATATGAACTAACTTTTTGGTGCGTTATGGTGGCTTTAAACAAATTAACAGATAGAAAACTCAAAGCTCTTTACGGACAGGAACAGGATAAGCCTATTAAGTTGGCGGACGGTGCAGGGTTGATGATCCGTGTTACCAAAAAAGGCGCTATTAGTTGGATTTTTAAATATAGGATTGGTGGTAGAGAGACGGAGGCTAAAGTAATTACTTTGGGTCGATACCCTGATATGAGTTTAAAAGAAGCTAGAGAACTCCGTGATAAGTGTCGTAACTGGCTGGCATTAGGCAAAGATCCAAAGCTACAACTAAATATAGAAGTTCAATCCTCATTAAAGCCTGTCACTGTGAGAGATGCTTTGGAGTATTGGGTTGAAAATTACGGGAAAGATAACCGAGTTAATATAGTTAGGCATGTGGCTCAATTAGAAAAGCATATTTACCCTTATATTGGTGAAATGGCTTTAAGTGATTGTGAAACTCGCTATTGGTTAAATTGCTTTGATAGAGCACGACAAGAATCACCCGTTGCGACTGGCTATGTATTTCAGATGTGCAAACAAGCTTTAAAATTTTGTAGAGTTAGGCGATATGCTGTTAGTAGTGCTCTTGATGATTTAACTATTCCTGATGTTGGTAAGAAACAAAATAAAAAAGATCGGGTACTTACTGATAAAGAATTAGGGGAATTATGGCAATCACTTAATGAGAATAAACATATTCCTTATTATAAGCATTTAATTAAAATTCTTATTATTTTTGGGTGTCGTTCGCATGAAGCTAGATTATCAGAGTGGAAAGAATGGGACTTTGATAATTGGATTTGGACTGTACCTAAAGAACATACAAAAACAAATGAGAAAATTATTCGTCCAATACCTATTTATATACGGGATTTTGTTAAAGAATTATATTCATTAAATAAAAAGACAGGTTATTTATTGGGTGAATTAAAAAAATCTGAGGCAGTTTCTCAATACGGTCGTAAATTATGGGAAAGATTTAATCATTCTGAGCCTTGGACATTACATGATTTAAGGAGGACATTTGCGACAAAGTTAAATGACATGGGGATTCTCCCTCATATTGTAGAGCAATTACTAGGTCATGCTTTGCCAGGAGTAATGGCTATTTATAATCGTAGCCAATATTTACCTGAGAAATTAGATACACTTAATAAATGGTGTGAGCGATTAGATTTATTGTCTGGTAATTATGAGAATTTAGTTATTTTAAAGGTAAAGAAAAATGAAAAGAAAAGATAATCTCAAATGGTTTGACTTAAAAAAATATGATGAGTTATTTGAACTAAATGATGAGCAGTTGCTATTTCAACTAATTCATAGAAGAGATTGGTATAGGGGAGCACTTTTGAATCTTGTTGATTTAAATATTATTGATGTAAATATACATCATGATGTTTTAGAACTTTATAATAATAATATAGAAAATCGATTTAAAGAAGTTGTTAGACCTCTGGATTCGGAGTACTTTCATAATTTAAAAATAGAGAATAAAAAATACTCTGATAAACAACTATCATTAAAAAGAGGTGTATCTCCATTGCGTCTTATAGACGTTAAAGAATTAAATAAATTATCAGATAGGTACATCAATGAGGAAAATATATTTCGCTCATTGAGAGGGTTAAAGCGTTCTGTTAGTAAGGTTATTGATACTGATAGTACAATGCATGTTAAATTAAATTTAGAGTATCCAGATGAAATAATTATTGAGGACATTAAAGGGCTATTGAAAACATGGAGGATAGAGCTTGGTTACAATGGAGTGGGTGGGGAAATAAAAAGCAATACATCATGGGATGTAACTAAAAGGAAAATATTTGATTATAAAATCTTTCCTATTATAGACTTAATGTGCTGGGAGAAATTTAAAAAAACCAGAGTCACAAATAAAAAAATAGCAAGCCTAGTTTTTGTGGATGGAGAATATGACTCAACAAATATAGTTCAGACAATAAAACCATTTATAGAAAATTTAATGAGTAATTTTTCTATAGAAAAATATCAAAGCATTTTTAGCTCGAATTAATTAATTAAATATCTCTGATGATATGGTGATTTAAATAGGCAAAATACCCTCACGAAAACATAAAAACAGTGAGGGGTATATGCAAAATCAATTTTCAACACCAACACCAGAATCCCGCCGTTCTATTCTTGCCGAGTATGGCGAACAGTATGATCGCCTTATTCGAGAAAAAGAGCGCCAGCGCATCACATCTATTTCACGCACAACAGCTTACACACTCGAAAAAGAAGGACGTTTCCCTGCTCGTAAAGCATTAGGGCGCAATTCTTGTGCATGGCTATTAAGTGATTTATTGCTATGGGTTCGTAACCCGCCAGCCGTGGAAAACATTAATAATCCATATAGCCGTAAAGTGAACTAATAGAAGTAAATCGCAATTGCAAGCAATTAACCAAAATACGAATTTGCGAGCTTTTGCAACTTATTTCATTCAAGCTAAATGTGTTGTCGCGACAACTCTTATTAATTAAATAAAAAGAGTAGAAATATATGAAATTGGAAAAAAACAGCTTAATTGCTGATGGATTCGCTCACCCTGAAAAACATGAGACTAATACTTTTGATAATTTAATTCCTGTTATTAATGGCAATATTAACGGTAAAGAAATTCAAACAGTAAGTAGCCGTAAATTACACTCATTCCTGAAAGTTGGCCGTGATTATACAAGTTGGATTAAAGGACGAATTAAACAATATGACTTTGAGGAGAATGTCGATTATATCATTGTTGAAAATTTGAGCACCCCAAAACGGGGGAGCGCAAAATTTAGACAGCAAATTGAACACGATTACATTGTCAGCCTCAACATGGGTAAAGAACTATCTATGGTTGAGCGTAATGAACAAGGAAAATTAGCCCGTCAGTATTTCATTGAGTGTGAAGAACGATTACGCAAAATTGCGCCAGAAGAACACAAGGCAGCTATACAGAATTGGCGTAAAAACCGTGTTACGGCATGTGAAGACCATAAAAGCATGGCAGAAGCGATGAAAGGTTATATTGAGCGCACTGGCGATAACCAGAAAGGTTTTGCATATAGCAATGAATCGCGCTTTATCAACAAGCTAGTGCTAGGAATTGACCCGATTAAATGGGCTAAGAATAAAGGTATTAAATCTAAAGAAGTCAGGGATAACATGAGTACAGAGCAATTAAAATTACTGGCTTACTTAGAGGCTCGTAATTGTACTTTTCTTGACCTTGATACACCCACAGTACAGAGAAAGGCTCAATTAACTGAGTTAGCTCAACGTTGGTTAGTTCAGCGTTTGGAGGCTAACTAATGAACACTACTCAAACAGCAAATCTGTCCAGTTTGCGATCATCATTTAGTGAAATGCAAAAGAAAAAAGACAGCGTGCAGGCTGTCTTAATTCAACTTTACCCATTGGAGCAAGTTTCAAGGCTACCAAATAATATTGGGTTGGCTCCGAGGCTCCCCGATTATATCGGGTTGGTTCAATATTTCCTATCCTCCGTTGGTGGATGGGATTTGATGTGCGTACGTTTAACGTACGGAGTTCAGCATAGTAACCTAGTGAATAATGTTCACTCAGTTGATTGTTTGGCTTTACGTTGTCTACGTTTAATTTCTGCTTTTACAGCAGTGATTATAAATTGCGCCTTACTTTCACCATCTTCTAGATTCCTCTCCAAATCTGCTACTACATCATGCGGGAAACGAGCATTTAGTTGTTGTGATTTGTTATTGATTGAACTTGTTGCCATTTCTGAATCTCCATATAGTTGGTGCGATTCAGTATACGCAAAAATAAATGTAATAAAAGGGTTGAAGTGCGATTCACTTAGAGGTAACTTTATAAGTGTTGGTGCGATTCACCAAATAGCAACGCCCCGAAGTGCTAGGAACACTATCGAGGCGTTTAACCACAATGTTAAATGGAGTAACACTATGGCTATGTATAAGTCTACCCAAACTCACCCTAAATTTAAATGGCGTTTTTTCTCATGCCAGCAATCTAAATATTTTTCCGTTGAAGCCAGTAACGAGAAAGAAGCTCGTTCATTACTTCCCGACTCACCTTGTCTCTTTTCTGCTCGTATTCGTCAGGAGGGAGATCATGCTTAATACCATTTGTATTGATACGGCAAAATATAAAGCAGGTTTAGCCAGCTCTCTATATAGCGTCATTCTTGAAAAAGCATCGGATGAATGCTCTCAAGAGTTATTAGACTTGATTTCAATTGCTTGTGATTTAAACCAACAAATTAGCCAATCATTACGTGATAACAACGGGGTATCAGCATGAAAAACAATGAATTAGCATTATTACTCGATAGCCCGATTATGGATATTTGCAAGTTAGAGTCTCTCTTAACGATATGGCTAGAAGCTGAGGACAATCAAGATGTTGCTAACATGATTAGTATCTCACTCGACTATACAAAAAATGTTCGTGATGCTTTAAGTCATGTGGTGGGGAGTGAAAACAATGTCTGATATCTATGACTACCTTGTAAAGGCTGATTTGGACTCCATGAGCACAGCAGAACTACGAAAATTTAGAAGTGTTTCCTCTGATACTTGTGACGGGTTGCTATCGACATTACGAGTCATGGGAGAGTGTGCTTTTTGGGCTTGTGCAAATGAAGATTACCATGAAAGCCAAGCTAAAAATGATTTACGGCGTATTGGTGAGTCATTGATGTATTTACCTCGTTTGATTGATGCGATGCGTTTTAATGAGCATGAAGCGGAATTTAAAATCTATCAACGTGAGGGGTTTCCTTATACGGAGGTAGGCAATGACTAATATTGAGTTGATCCGTGAAGTAAAGCGTAATGCAGTAAATCACTGGAGCGGTATCCTGCCTGCCTGTGGTGTTGATGTACCGGAACGGGGAAAACATGGTGCCTGTCCTGTCTGTGGGGGAACTGACCGTTTTCACTTTATTGATGATCACCATAACGGCAATTGGTTTTGTCGCCAATGTGATGAGCCTAATCACGGTGATGGATTAGATTTAATTGCCAAAGTAAAAGGTATCTCTATTTATGAGGCAGCTAAAGAAGTCTCACGAGCTTTGTCATTGCCTTTACCTGAACCAGCCAGGAAGGAGGCTCCGAAATCAGAGTCTCAACCTATAACAGAAAAGGTACAAAGGCTGGTGGCTCAAACGACGGTAGGCAAATCAGCGTACCTGACTCAAAAGGGGCACGATTGCCCCGTAAAAATACTCGCTGATGGTTCGATGTTGTTAATTATTCAGCGTGGTAATGAGGTCACAGGGGCGCAAATTATCAAGCCTAACGGTGAAAAGCGTCTGATATCAGGGACAAAGAAAAAGGGCAGTTTTATGCCCTTATCTGAATTACCAGAAACGGCTGAGACAGTATTGATTGCCGAGGGGTACGCCACCGCCTTAACAGCGAGTCAACTGCATAGTGGTTTGGTGTTGGCTGCGATTGATGAGGGTAATTTATTACCCGTCACTGAATGGGCTAGAAAGCATTATCCCAAGGCAAAGATAATTATAGCAGCAGATAATGATATTAAGATCGGTCAGCCGAATGTGGGTAAAATTTCAGCAGAAAAAGCCGCTAAAACGGTTAATGGTTGGGTAACTTTACCGCCCACAGAAGATAAAGCCGATTGGGATGATTACCGTCAGCAATTTGGGATTGAGAAAGCAAAACAGGCATTTAATGAGGGAATGTACCAAATGGATAATTTAGCCACAGTAACCGTTATTCATGCGGATAAAAAAGGGGCGAACACCAATCTCTCACAAATGGCGGCTAGTCAACGAGGCGCATTACTCGCAGAACGTTACGGAAAACTCGCTATTATTCCAGATAGCGAGATGGTTTATCACTATGTCGATGGGGTGTGGAACAAAGTATCTGATAGTGATTTACAACGGGCAATGGTAGCGATTTTTGATGAATATGAAACACCTTATAGCCCAACGGGGGTTAAAAATGCGATTGGTGCGTTGAAATTACAAATTCCAGTTTTAGGTGAGCAAAAGCGAGAGTTAATTGGTTTTAGTAATGGTGTGTATGATTTATCAACTCAACAATTTAAGCCTCATGCACCCGAAAACTGGTTACTTAATCATAATGGGATCGCATTCACAGCGCCTGAACCTAATGAGAATTTAAAACAACATGCCCCTAGTTTTTATAAGTGGTTATCTCATTCGGCTGGCAACGATGAAGAAAAGATGAACCGTATTAATGCGGGCTTATTTATGATTTTAGCTAATCGGTATGATTGGCAATTATTTATTGAGGTGACGGGCGAGGGAGGGAGTGGCAAAAGTGTTTTTACCTCTATCGCGACTTTACTTGCAGGGGCACACAATACCGCCAGTGGCAATATGAAAGCGTTAGATGAGGCGAGAGGACGTTATCAATTTGTGGGTAAAAGTCTTATTACCTTACCTGACCAAGTAAAATACGTTGGAGAGGGGGCAGGCATTAAAGCCATTACAGGCGGTGATTTAATCGAGGTTGACGGTAAGTATGAGAAACAATTCTCAACCATTATTAAAGCGGTTGTTTTAGCGACGAATAACGAACCAATGAGCTTTACTGAACGTAACGGAGGGATAGCACGTAGGCGGGTTATTTTCTCTTTTAATACCCCCGTTAAAGAGAATGATAAAGATCCCTTGTTACCTGAGAAGATAAGCAAAGAGTTACCCGTTATTATTCGTCATTTATTGAAATTATTTACCTGCCAAGATAAGGCTAAACTATTACTGCAAGAACAGAGAGATTCAGGCGAAGCTTTAGCTGTCAAAAGTAACTCAGATCCATTGTATAGCTTTTGTGCTTATTTGGTTTCACTGGGCGAAGAGTTAGGGATGAAAATGGGAAATAAGAATATTTATCCTCGTGCGCCGAGGATCTATCTCTACCATGCTTATTTATCATTTATGGAAGCCTACGGGTTCGATAGACCGTTAACATTAACCAAGTTTGGAGACTCATTACCTAAGGTGATGCAAGAGTATAAAAAGGACTATCGAAAGTTTAAAACGAAACGAGGTTATTACTATAACGTTGATTTAACTGATGAAGCTAATGAGTGGCTTCCTGCAGTACCTGAATTAAGAAAAGGTTAGCCCCCTAGTTATAAAGTTTTATGTTCAACTGTGCACCCTGTTCACCAATCTTTATATTTAATTGATTTTTAATATAAAAATAGGGTGCATAGTTACTTCTCAACTGTGCACCAACTGTTCACCCTGTGCACCTTTTATATTTTTAGTTTAAGTGCTGTTAAAATAGGCAAATAGGTTTTAAAAAGGCTTCTTTTGGCAGGTAATATTGTATTTAAATTAGGAGGCGATATGCCGATTACGCGAGAAGATATACAGGCACATTATGATTATCACAACATTACACAACTCGATGATTTACATACGGCTGATTATCGTGAGTTGGTTAGCGGACATGCTTTTTTCTTTCAAGATACTAGCGGAAATTTAAGACACACATTATCAGAGGAGATCTTAGCAACGAATAAAGAACAATTAGATGTGTTAATTGAACAACTGCAAGAGTTCAAAAATATAATGAATGATGTACCCGAATGGTTGAGTGATAAATAAATCTGATAAGGAGCCGAGAGAATAAATATGCTCGGCTTCAGGTAAGATATTATAATAAACTTATTAGCCCAGAAATACCTGCCCCTATTACACTTGCAACGGTACTGTTTTCTAGTAATTTAATGAGAGATCTTTTTGCCTCAACATCATTAGATTTTGCAATCTTTTCAACTAATTCCTGAATAGTTATATTTGTAATTTGGGTGTTATTATTCCCAACTTGTATTTGATGTCCAGAAATATTACCTATATTAACGACAGAATTAAGATCTTTCGTTTTATGCTCACCAGCAGTCATATTTTCAACTTGTAGAGTTAATATGTGTGGGTGGTGAGTACCTATATTCAAGGAACCCCCAGCAAGGAATGAAGCATCTAATACTTTTAATTCAATAAATCTTTTTCCTGATTTTTGTGTAATAACATCACCAATTCCAACATCGGGTTCATCTGTGTAGGGTATTCGTACAGAACTGCTGTCTCGGCTACCTTTGTATTCATCCCCATTAATAATAATTAATTCTGGATATGCAAGCTGATCGAAATCCATACTACCTCCATTGTTAAAATGAATGCTCTCAGACCACAACATCAAAATATTAGCATAAAGAATTGTAAATTAATTGTTCTGATGCTTTCTTGTGTTTATTGTATGATTTTTAGGGCTTTTTATTGGATTTTTGATGTATATATTGATAAGTGGCACTCAGACGTGAGCCGCCACTAGGTCGTCTAATCAAGTTGCGAGAAGTAGCCTGCGTGATGCAGAAAAAGGTTATTCGACCATCCCCTTTCCGAGCTGGTTTCACGTCTTAACATTTTATTGTTTACGGAAACCACTTCATGAAAAAACTACTCGAATTACGCCAACAAAAGGCAACTCTCACTGAGCAAATGCGCTCATTGCTCACTAAAGCAGAAACAGAAAAACGCTCACTCACCGAAGATGAAGCGAAAAACTTTGATGAATTGCGTAGTCAGTCGGAATCTCTGAATACTGAAATTGCCCGTTATGAAGCGATTGCAGAGGAAGAACGCAGTCAAACAGGGAAACACGTATTAGGTGATAAAGCCGTCAGTAATGATGAATTACGTCATTATATCCTGACAGGGGAAACCCGCACTTTATCGACAGGGGTTCCGGCTGATGGTGGCTATACCGTTATTCCTGAACTGAATAAACAAATTATGCAGCAATTAACCGATGATTCGGTGATGCGTAAAATTTGTACCATCAAAACGACTCACAGCAACGAATATAAACAACTGGTTTCTGTGGGTGGGGCAAAGGTCAATCACGGTGAAGAAGGTCAAGCCCGCACCGAAACTGGCACACCGAAATTAGAAGAAGTCAGTATCAAATTATTCCCTATCTACGCTTACCCCAAAACTACGCAAGAAATTATTGATTTTAGTGATGTGGATATTCTTAGCTGGTTAACCACTGAAATTGGCGACACGTTTGTTGATACCGAAGAAACCGATCTTGTGACGGGTGATGGTACGAAAAAAGCAAAAGGATTCTTAGCTTATCCTCGTGAAGCCAAAGCCGATAAAGCGCGCGCGTTCGGTACATTGGAAAAACTCGACGTTGCCAGCATTGAAGCCGATAGCCTGATTGACCTGAAATTCAAATTACGTGCGAAATACCGCAAAAATGCCGTTTGGGTGATGAATTCCAATACTGCTGCTAAAGTGCAGAAGCTGAAAAATGGCAATGGGGATTATATCTGGCGTGATCGTTTACAGTCTGGCGATCCTGATACCTTATTAGGCTTACCGGTTCATTATCTCGAAAACATGGCTGATGATGTGATTGCATTAGGTGACTTTAAGCGCGGTTACTTCATTGTGGATCATGAAACGGGTACACGTACTCGCCCTGACAACATTACTGAACCCGGCTTTATCAAAGTTCACACCGATAAATATTTAGGCGGTGGGCTGGTGGATTCTAACGCCATTAAAGTGTTGGAAGTTAAAGTCGCGGGTAAATAACTCAAGGGGCGTTCCTGTGATCTCAGGAGCGCTCTTTTTTGTCAGGAATAGGCTATGAAAAATACCGAGTTAGAAATCCGTACTGCAACACTTTCTGCCAGTGATAAAAAGCTGGTGGGTTATGTCATTAAATGGGGCTTACGCTCTCATGTGCTTTGGGATGAATTTGTCGAACAATTTGCCCAAAATGCGTTTAGTAACAGCTTATCAAAAGGGAGTGATGTCAGGGCGCTTTATGAACATGATTACACTAACCTATTGGGGCGCACGACTTCTGGCACATTACAACTTACCGAAGATGAAACGGGTTTACGTTTTGAACTCACTCCGCCTGATACGCAACTAGGGCGTGATGTTCTCACCTTGGTTGAACGAGGTGATATTGACGGTATGAGTTTTGGTTTCCGAGCGATTAAAGATCAGTGGGATATTGGTCAAGAGCCGTATGTCAGAACCGTATTAGAAGCCGAACTCCATGAAATCACCATCACCAGTTTACCCGCTTATCCTGATAGTGGCGTAGAAATTGCCAAACGCTCCTTAACACTCAGTAAACCGCAAGCGGTAAAAGATTTTGACCGCTGGTTACAATTGGTTGAGGTGGAATAATGTGGCCATTCAAACGTAAAGCCTCCGAATCCCGCAGTCTAAGTATTGATGAGTTTCTTTCTCTGGCGGGGATATCTAACACAAATTCAGGGGAACACGTTAGCTCATCAACAGCGGAAGGCTTACCTGCCGTGATGAATGCGGTGACGGTCATTAGTGAAGCTATTGCCTCCATGCCCTGTTTTCTGTATCGGGTACACAATGATAAAGGGCGCGAATCACGAGAGTGGTTAAGTGATCATCCTGTTGATTATCTTCTCAATGAAAACCCGAATGATTGTCAGACCGCTTTTCAATTTAAGCGCACGTTAATGCGTCATTGCTTGCTCAATGGTAACGCCTATGCGGTGATTGCGTGGGGAAAAGATGGACAGCCTAAATCAATACATCCTTATCCCCCTAGTGCGGTGGTGATTAATCGACTTGGGGATCATCGATACAGTTATACCGTGACTGAACCGTATAGCGGTAAAGTGAAAACCTATCTACAAGAAGAAATCTTGCATTTACGTTATGCGACTGATGACGGTTTTTTAGGTCGCTCACCCGTCACGATTTGCCGTGAAACATTGGGCTTAGGATTAGCTCAACAACGACACGGCGCGAGTATCATGAAAGACGGCATGATGGCATCTGGTATTATTAAATCGGGTGAATGGCTCGATAGCCTCAAAGGAACTAAGGCATTAGAAGCCCTAGAACGCTACAAAGGGGCTCGTAATGCAGGGAAAACCCCCATTCTTGAGGGGGGCATGGAATATGAACAATTAGGCATGAGTAACCAAGATGCGGAGTGGTTAGCCTCAAGGCGTTTTACCATTGAAGATATTGCCCGTATGTTCAACATTAGCCCCATCTTTTTACAAGAATATTCCAACAGTACCTACAGTAACTTTAGTGAGGCAAGTCGTGCCTTACTGACCATCACTATGCGCCCATGGTTAGCCAACTTTGAGCAACAAATTAAATCAGCACTGTTATTGACTTCACCTACACCGAATATTCGTTATCAAGTGGAATTTGATACGGCAGATTTACTCCGCGCTAATCCTACGGAGCGTTTCCGCAGTTATGAAACCGCGATTAAGTCGGGAGTCATGTGTCCGAATGAAGCCCGTGAGCGTGAGGGATTGCCTCCTCGTGAAGGCGGTGATGAATTTAGTCAGGCATGGAAACAGACCGTTGAAGTTAAAAAAGAGTCTGACAAGGTTGATGAATGAAAGCGGGGCGCATGAATCAACGGGTAACTATTCAGCGCTCAAAGCTTAAACCGGATGCGCTTAGTGGTAATGAGGTGATGTGGTTCGATATTGCGAAAGTTTGGGCTGAGGTAAAAGGGATCCGAGGGCGCGAGTATTTTAGCAGTCAGCAAACACAGAGTGAAACCACGGTGAGAGTTTGGTTACGTTATTTTCCTGATATCACCACAGCAGATCGGTTGATGTTTAGCTACGCCGGCACGGACGGTAATCATTGGGATATTAAAAGTATTGTGGCCGATAAAGCCAAGGGCAGTATGGAAATTATTTGTGAGGGTGTAGAGCGTGACTAAACCTAATATCAGCCTTGATGAAGTGAAGTTGCATTGCCGTATTGATGATGATTATGACGATGCCGTATTAGCTATCTATATTGATGCCGCATTGGAAGTTTGCCAACAACATATCGGTAAACGATTTGATGATGGATTGTCGTTCACTCCGGCGATCAAGGTGGGCTGTTTAATGTATATCAGTTTGCTTTATGAGAACCGAGAGATGGTAGGCAGTGAAGGGTTAAAAGAAGTTCCGCTGACTATTCATTCTCTGTGGTCAACCTATCGAGATGTTGGAGTGTACTAGATGCCATGGCAACCCCTAAAGCGTTGTAGTTATCAAGGCTGTAATAAGCGGGTGAAGTCTGGACGGTGTGAAGAACATAAACAAGAAGCCAGACGACAACAGGATAGTCAGCGAGGGACACGAACCGAACGAGGTTATAGCAATCAGTGGGGTAAGTACCGTTTACAGTATCTCAAGTTAAATCCGTTATGTGTGCATTGCCTCAATAAAGGGATATACACCCCTGCAACCATTGTTGACCACATTATTCCTATTAACGGCGATAGTGATGTGTTGTTTTGGGTGGATTTTAACCATCAAGCGTTATGTCACAGTTGTCATAACACCAAAACCTTTAAGCATGATCCACTCACTAAGCAAAAGCGTAAAAATGGGGAGTATCGAGATTTAGAGGCAAAAGCAACACGGCATAATGATTGGCGAGATGAGTATAACCGCAATGCGTGAAAATGAAATAAATCAGTTGGTTAAAGGACTCTTAAAGCATAGTGAGCGGTATAGACAACGACAATTTAAAACGCCTACAAAGCCCATTGCAGGGCGCAATATTCAGCGTGATAGGGAGCTAATGGAATGTTTCAGAAATCGTTAGGAAAGCATATAGAGGGGGTAAGGGGATCAAAAATGACAAACGCTCTCGTCTCAGGAACCGCCCCCCTCCTCGAATTTTTACGCACGGTAATTTTTTTGAAAATAATTTACTAGGAAATAGAAATAGTTATGGCAAGAGCACCTAAACCCCCCGTTTATCTTAATGAGATAGCGACGAAAGAATGGAAAACAAAAGCCAAAATATTGGCAGAACGTGACGATCTGACGTTAGCCGATTGGAACAATTTAGAATTGTATTGCGTCAATTATGCGATGTACCGTAAAGCGGTTGAAGACTTAGATAATCGAGGGTTTAGCATTATCAATAGTCAAGGCAGTGAGAGCCGTAATCCCTCATTGAGTGCCAAGGCTGATGCTGAAAAAATCATGATTAAAATGTCTTCCTTACTGGGGTTCGATCCCGTTTCTCGTCGTAAAAATCCGATTGAAACCGAGGAAGAGGACGAATTAGATCGCCTATGAACGCATGGGAGCAGTACGCAAGCGATATTAAAACAGGCAAAATCCCCGCCTGTCAGCGGTTAAAACAAGCTGTTGAACGTTACTATAATGACTTAAATAATCCGCTTTACACCTTTGATAATGAGGTCGTAGAGCGTTTTATCGGGTTCTCCCGTGTTTGTCCGCATGTTAAAGGGCACTTGCGAGGTAAGCCGATAGAGCTTGAACCGTGGCAACAATTTGCCTTTGCGAATCTCCTTGGTTTCAAGGTGACCTCAACGAAGAGAAGAAAATACCGCAGTGCTTATATTCAGGTTCCCCGCAAAAATGCAAAATCTACCGTTGCGGCAATACTGGCTAATTGGTTCTTGGTGATGGAAAACGGGCAGCAAGATATTTATACCGCTGCAGTGAGCCGAGATCAGGCGCGTATTGTCTTTGATGATGCCCGTCAAATGTGTGTGCTGTCTAAACCACTTAAAAAACGAGTGGCCATACAGCAACATAAAGTTATTAATCCGAAACGTAATAGCTTATTGAAACCTCTTGCCGCTAAAGCCGCCACGATTGAGGGAACCAATCCCAGTTTAGCCATTGTTGATGAATATCACTTACACCCCGATAATGCGGTTTATTCTGCCCTTGAGTTAGGGATGGGGGCACGTCCTGAGGGTATTTTATTTGCGATCACAACGTCAGGGAGCAATGTCATTTCAGCCTGTAAACAACATTATGATTATTGTTGTCAAATCCTCGCCGGTGAAGAACAAAATGAATCGTTATTTGCTTTGATTTATGAACTCGACGACGAAAAAGAAATTGACGATGAAAGGCTGTGGATAAAGGCAAATCCCAATCTTAATGTGTCGGTTGATGGTGATGCTTTGTATGACACGATACAAAAGGCGCGAGGTATTCCCTCACAATGGACAGAAATGTTAACCAAACGCTTTAATATCTGGTGTCAGGGGGAAACGCCTTGGATGGGGGAGGGCGCATGGTTAGCGTGTAAAATGGACTATACCGAAATAGACCTTAAAGGCTTAGCGTGTTATGCGGGAATGGATTTATCTTCTACGGGGGATATTACCAGTGTCTGCTATACCTTTCCTGTTGATAATGAATTGTTATTATTGACTCGTCACTATATCCCCGAAGCGCAGTTACAGAACCCCGCCAATAAGAACAGGGCGATTTACCGTCAATGGGTTAAATCAGGTTGGCTTCGTACCACTCCTGGTGATTGTATTGATTATGATCGCATTCGTGATGATGTGCTTAGAGACAGCCAACAATTTAATATCAAATTGACAGGTTTTGATACATGGAACGCTACCCATTTAAGGACACAGCTACAAGGTGCGGGGTTAGATGTTGAGCCATTCCCTCAAACTTACATGAAGTTTAGCCCTGTGGCGAAATCAGCCGAGGTATTTGTTAATCGTAAAATCATTCGTCACAATGGCGATCCGGTGCTTGCGTGGGCGATGGCTAATGTCGTCATGGAAACGGACGCAAACGCGAATATCAAACCGAATAAAAAGAAATCAGCCAACAAGATTGACCCTGCAATTGCTTTCCTTATGAGCTTTGGTACATGGCAAATTGAGCATGAAGACTTTGCTTTCAACTTAACGGGGGAGCAAAAAGAACGTTTAGCCTCATTTGATGGGGTGTAGCTGACTTATTGTCAGTTGCAAATTTTCGTTATCAACCATGGTGAAAATCACCACAGTATAGGTATGGTGAAAATCGCCATGCCTTTACAGTCACACCACAGCTTAAACCTGAGCCAAAGCATTTATTGTTGCTTTGATATTCCAGAGGACAAATATGTCCCCAAGGCATTAAGAAAAAACATATTTGTGAAATTATCAATAGGTTGGAACGTTAAACGTACTTACCTCGATTAGGACGCCTTAATATCAAGGAGTTGTCTCACCTAGTGTAAATTGCCAAATGAGTAAATTATCAGCAAAAAGGTGCACAGTATGCACAGTTGGTGCACACCGTGTTCACCCTAATTTATTATTTAATATCAATGGATTAAGTTGATGGTGCATAGGGTGCACAGTTGAGGGCTTCAAAAAGATTTATAGGGGGGGGTAGGGAACAAATCTCAGGATAATAAAGTTTATTTGTACATAATTTAAACTACGAAAATTTTGTAGTTTACCTATCTTTCCCTCTTCACATTAATAAATCAGTCTGGCAAAACAGGTATCACCATTTTGATCATGCCTTTTATAACTAAATACTTATATGTATGTACTGGAGCTAATTATTGTTAATAGATGCTGTGAGCTTTAATGTGGGGTACACGGTGGGGTAATAATAACAAAAAAGCCCTTAACAAATAATGGAAAGGGCTTTTTAATTCAATGTGTTATACGACTTCTATTAATTCATGCCGTAT